TCCGTGCACTCCTGCTCGCAGGGCAGACACGGGTCACAGCAAGGCGAGCACCCAAATCCACCCTTCACGAGACGCACTCCCCCTGAATGGCGAACCAGGCCGTGCCTTCTCGAATTATGCAGCAGTCGTAAACCCCGGTGGCAGTGCTGCCGGCGATGCCGAATACGTTCTGCGCCGAGACGGTGGCGGTGTGATTCCTGAGCGTCACCACGCGTGCCGTGTCTTTGGCCCACGACCCGGTAAAGGTCGCCATGCGGATGTACGGGCCATCGTCGAGGTGAGCTCCGTAGACGAGCGCGGAACTGGAACGCGGCCCCGCCTCGACCTGTCGGACGACCTTGGAGATGCGTTCCGCCGACGACCTCGTGAACACGATCCGGTCGTTGCGGTCGTTCTGGCCGTTTGGCTTGCCTGCCACGTCATCCCTCCGTGATCGCGAGCACCAAGCGTGAGCCTGCGACAGCGGCGTTTGCGGCGTAGTTCCCTGGCGCCATCCGAAACACGGCTGCCTCCCCGGCACGGAGAGACACACAGCCATGGAGGGTAGCGCCGTCCAGGCGGCCAATTGTGACCACGTGGGTCTCGCTCGTAGCGAGCGACCGAGCCATGCACAGCCCGACGCTCGAGAGCGCCGCCGTCGAGATTGCCGTCGTGGCCGTCGATAGGTTGAGCGTGGTGGCGATGATGCCGGTGGCAGACAGGTCTGCCGTCACCCCTGACGCGTTGAACGTGTGGTTGAGTGAGCCCTTCGACAGTTGAGCCTGGACGGAGTAGGTGAGGTCGGCCATGGTCTGTCCTCAGAACGGCGGAACGCCGAAGTACGTGGTGAAATTGACTTCCGGGTAAACGCGTCGAGTGAGAATGTCTGGAGCACTCCCGGCCGATTTCTGCGTGCCGTCTTCGTTGAGCGGCTGGGGGGCCGATGCCCTGTAGGTCAGGCCGTCATCACCGACGACAGTGACTGGGTACTTCTTGCTTGCCGAGACATAGTGCCATCCGACGTCAGGTAGGAGCAGGTCATGTCCTGAGCGCCTGTAGACAAGCTCCGCGCCGACCTGCCAGTAGTTGACGACCAGGCCGTTGACCACCTCGCTGGCTTGGCGGCCCGTGATGCCGGCGCAACACCACTGGTGTGCAGCGCCAAACAGGAACGGTCCGCTATTCACCGCGTTCGTCACCGCTGACGCCACGGCGGCGGGGAACGTAGGGCGGTTGCCGCTGATTGTCAGCCTGACTTCGCCCTCATTGACTGTCAGGCCTTCGAAGTAGTCGTTGGCCGAGTTGACCAGCGGTCTCTGATCGCCGTTGCCGCTGCCCTCGTAATACGTCAGGCACGGCACCTGCGACCCGCCAGTGGAGAACTCCCACACATCCGCACGGGCCAGCGGGTTGGGCTGAAGGCCGCCCTCCGACCCTGGCGGGGCCACCTCGAAGGTGTATGCAATCTCCACGTGGTGACGGTCGGGCTCCGTCACCTGAGCGTCTGTGCAGACGAGGTAGCTGTACTCTGGGTGAGCGGTGCCGTGCAGGATACCGATGGCGTTGATCGCCGTTTGGTGGGAGATCGGCTCCGACACGGTGATGGCCCACTTCGTGCCGGCGCGCGGGGGCTCGCCCAGCCGATGCTGGAACGTCCTTGGCAGCACTTCTCTGTAGGACACCACGCTCATGCGCCACCCATGATTTCGACCTTCTGGGCACGCAAATCGTCTAGCTTGCGATTCATCGCCTCGAGCTCAGCAGTCTGCCGGCGAGCCTCCTGCACAGACGGATCTTCGCGGCCAGTGGCTAGCGCAAGAAACTGACCGATGCCCTCGCTCGTGCGGATGTCCGACACGCGCAGCGGTTCGTTGATCCGCTTCTGCAGTCCACTCAAACGCTCCGCCTCGACCTCGGCGACGCGTTTTTCAATGTCGGCCTGGGCCTCGAGCTCCCTCCGGCTGATGTCGTCGATTCGACGCTGCTGCTCTTCCTTGAGCCGCTTTTCGAACTCTTGGGCACGCCGCACCCCATCGACCACGTCGTCGATGCGGTCCTTCTCTTGCTGTCGTGCGTTGCTGATGTCCTGCGTGATCCGCAGCACCTCGCCGGCGCTGTCAGCGATCAGCTGCTGCGCCAGGGCGGCATCCTTGGCGCCGTCGTTGGCGTTCTCGATGTCATTCCTGAAGACATCCCAGGCGTCCAGCAGTTCTTGCGGAACGAGGTCGAGCCGGCCATACTCGGCCGCCAGACGCCGGAACGCCTGCCCAGCCTCGTCCACCACGCCTTGGACGAGCGTCTGGTCAGTGACCTCTGCGGGAAGCCTGAACGCCGTAGCCAGCTCCTTGCCGAGCTCAGAGGCGTCCCCTGCCGCGTCCTGCAGGTTCTGCCGCAGCTCCTCGATGCGGGCGTTGTTTTCCGCGATGGCCTCCGACACGTCGGCCGTGGCGGCATCGCCAGCGGTCGCCCACTCGAGGAATGCGCCGGCTGCCGCCCCCAGGATGACCACCAGCAGGCCAATGCCAGTTGAGGCGAGCAGGCCACGCAGGGCCGCCGTAAAGGCCGCCGTAGCCCCGGCAGCAGTCACGGCGGAGAGCGAGTACCCCGCGTAGGCTCCTGCCGCCAGAAGGGCTCCCAGGGCCGCTCCTTCGATGTTTCGCACCAGGAAGCCCAGCGTAGTGGCGACTACCGGGAACACCGTTTCCGCCAGGGGAGTGAACACAGCGGCGACCAGCTGAAAGGCACTTCCTAGCCCAGAGGCAACATCGGTCAGGCTGCCGAGCGAGGCAGACAGGCCACCCACAATTTCCCTGGCGTCCAGGCTGCCAAGAAAAGTGGACAACTGGTCGGCCGCTGCCGTCAGCGCCGGTGCCAGTTCCGCGACGACCCGTCCGGTAAGCCCCCGGAACGCTGAGCTCACCTTGGCGATGGAGTCGTCGAGTCCCGCGAGAGCACCGACCTGGTCCTCGGACAGGACCGTGCCGAGCCGCTCTGCCTCCTCGCGCATTTCCTTGAGGAACCCAGCACCCTCCTGAAACACAGGCACGAGGTCGATGCCGCTCTTGCCGAACAGGCCGACTGCGGCGGCGGCCTGCTGAGCGGGGTTGGGTAGCTCGGCAATCGCTGCCGCGACCTTTTCGAACGCCACCTGGGGCTCGAGGGTCGAGAGCTCCTGCACCGACAGACCCAGGTCGGTGAACGCCTTGATGGCTGAGGCGTTTCCGGTCTGAGCTTCGCCCAGGTTGATCGTCAGCTTTTGCAGGCTCTTACCGAACGTCTCGATGCTGACGCCTGACTGATCAGCGGCGAACTGGTAGGCCTGCAGTGCAGTCGAGGATACGCCGGTACGGTTCGACAGGTCGTCGATGGCCGCCACGGCCGACGCCGAGCCGACCACCAGACTCTGAAAGGAGCTCGCGGCGCTTGTTACAGATGCCACGAAGACCCGCGACAGCTCGATGGTCTTGAGCACGCCGAGGTCTGTGGCGGCCTGCTTGCCGGCTCGACCCATCGAATCCAGACGAGCGTTCACGTCGCGCACGCTCGCAGCGAGCGAAGCGGTGTTCGCCGTAATCTGCATCGCCAGTGAAAGTGCCGTGCTCATCCCAGGTCCGCCTTGAGTCTTCGCAGCGCGTCGAGATCCTGTGTTCGGTGCCTTGGCACGTGATCGTCTAGGCCAATGAGCCGCTTGGGGTCAGGCGTGGACTTGCTGTACGGCGCCAGCACCGCCGACGCGATGATGCCGGTCTGCATCCACTGGTCGCCGATGCGTTCGAAGTAACGGTCCAATGCAATCCATTCGGAGAACTCCTCCGAGTCCATCCTGTCGAGCAATTCACTGACGGTCATACCCAGGTGCCCGGCCAAGCGGAACGCAAAGCGCCGCTCAGGCCGGGCGTTCAGTTTCCCGCCAGTTCCTGTATGTCCTTCTCGGTCATGCGGTTGTGCTTGAGCGCCACGTCGAACAGCTTGGCGCCGATGGCCGCGTCGAGCCCCTGCAGCGTTTCGACGCCGTCCAGACCCGGGAACAACAGCTTGCCGTCGGCGTCACACAGGCACCGCGACAGGTACTGTGATCGGAAGTCCTCGGGGAGCTTGCCACCGGAATCGACCGAGGCCTTCTCGTAGCTGTCTCGGTCGCGCAGGGTCATCGCGCGGATGCAGACTTCCCCGAGGCCAGGGACGTCCAGGGTCTTGATGTTCGGCCTGCAGGCTTTCTTGAGATCGTCGGCGGAGAGCGGCATGTATCACCCATCGAGGAGGCGAAAAGACACGGTGTACCTGGTGACGCCGTTGAGCTCCGGCGTCTGCGTGAACCCCAGATACACTGCGTAGCTCGTCAAGTTGACGCCGCCGCCGCTGATGACCAGCTGCTTGCGCAGTCCGTACTCGGCTACCGAGACGTTCGCAGCGCCGTAGCACTCGACGTTGCAGGTGCCGGCGTCGTCGGTCCAGACGACCGAGCGTCCCTTGCTGGGAGCCCCGGCGTAGACAGGGGCCGCCGCAGTCACCTCCGTAAAGGCGACGCCGCCCCAGGTGACGCTGATGCCGGTCGAGTAGGTGGCCACGGGTGCCTCCCGTGGATCAGACCCGGGCGATACGGATCGTGGCCGAACCCTTGGTCACGTCGTTCGTGGCCAGGGTGATGCTCGAGGAGCGCACCGTACCCGCCGCGGCGATGGCCAGGCCACCCGTGATGGTCAGAGTGCCGGTCGTCTTGTCCTTGAGCGGCGTCTTGCCGATGAAGTCGAAGGAGATCTCACGGCCGGTATCGGTCGCCGATCCAGAGAGGGGCCGCGACTGCGAGAGCACTTCGGCACCGGTCGTCAGGCCGAGGTGCGAAATGTCGATGGTGTCGTCTGCACCGGGGTCGGTGAGGTTGTAGACGATGTTCGTGACGACGTAGGCGTTGGACGCTGCCGTGTTGGGAAAGCTGAGCGTCGTGCCGCTGCCATCATGGGGGGTGTCGGCCATCCGTCATGCCTCCTGCCAGAGCACTTCGTAGGTTTGTCGGACCGAATACGTATCGGGGAGCTCTGCTCCGTTGAGGCTGACTAGGTCGTCCGCCTCGTCTTCCAGGCTGGTCTGCCTGACAGTCGTATTGTCGGCCGTGCCTGTATACCCATCCAGAACGCCTCTGATAGCGTCGGCGGCCGTCCTGGCGGCCTCATAGGTCTCCGCCAGCACCTGGTACTCGAGCACCACCGTGGGCACCCCCATCGGTGCGGCCAGGGTCTGTTCCCGGCGGATGGCAGTACGGCGCCAGAGCACCAGCGGCAACGTGGAGCCCTTCGGCCCGATCAGCGGATAAATGCGGCTGCCGACGAGCCCCGACACGGTGGCGTCTGCGATCAAGGCCGCACGCAGGACAGACTCGGGGCTTTTGAGTGCCATCGTCGGATCCTCAGAACGGCGTGATAGGTAGGCCGCGGCCGTCGGGCTTGCGTTGGAACCTATCTGCCAAGTCGCGCAGGGCGGCGTTCACGCTCTTGGTCATCTCGATAGGCAGGAGCGCCCGCATCTCGGGCAACGCCCTCTGGAAAGCCGTGCGGACGGGGGGCTGTCCCGTGGAGCCGCCAATGGGCATGCTCGACAAATAGACGGTCTGCCCGCGTGGCGCGCGCTTGAAAAACGCCTTCGGGAATGCAGGGCTGGTCACCACCCGGGCGACGCCCTTGAACTGCCCGCGCTTTGCCACAGGACGAATCACGAAAGGGCCCAGCCTTTTGAACGAAGACGCGATGGGGCCTTTCGTGCGACGGTCACGCGTGCCGAACTCGAGGAAGCCCATGTGGAAGGCACGATCCTTCCCCTTCTTGACCGTGCCTGCAGTGGCCTTCACTCGACCGCTGCCAGCCGCCGTGAACCCGACGAGACCGACGGCGTTGCCGCCCTTGTAGGTCTTCACCTTGGACGCGATGGCACGGCGCAGGTTGCCAGTGGGCCCACGAGGCGTCGTGCTTCTCAGCGCTGACAGGCCCGGCTTGAGGCTACGCCTGATAGCTGCACCGAGGTGCTTCCTGGCAAGACTCGGCCTGAAGTTGGTGAACGCCCGCTTCAGGTTGTCGAGCTCGGGGAACGCGACTTTCATGGCCGGACCCCTACTCACTGCGTGACTCCTGGCAGATGGCCTCGTGCTCAGACCGGTTTGAGCGCTCGAGCAGGGACACGATTTCGAGGGTGCGCCCGCGCCATGCGAATCGATGCGACTGCGTGAGCCCGGGGAGGTAGCGGAGCCGCACGCGATGCGTGATGTTCACCTCCTGCTGGCCGGCGACCAGGGCCTCGCGGACGCTGACGCCCTCGACGCTTGCCCACACAGCCGAGCTGTTCGACCACGTCAGCACCGTCTCGCCGAGTGCATTGGTGGCACCGCTGGCCACCTGCACTGTCACCCGCTCTCGGAGCGCTCCGGGATCCATCATCGGTATGAGCCCCACTTGATGCTGTCGAGTAGGGCGCGGACGCCAAACGGCACTTCCGTGGCTGCGGCTTGGTCGGCGGCCATACGCCGTTCGTACCAAAAGCCGACCAGCATGAGGATCGCGGACTTCACGACCTTCGGAACCTTCGTGCCGTCCTCGCCGTAACCGGCCCACCACGTGACCGTGACGCTGTTGCGGTCCAGCAGATGGCTAGGCCACGTGCCGGCGTAGACAGTGCGGATGACGCCAGGCGTGGCCGTGCGATCCACGCGGTATTCGCTCGTCGCCAGCGTGCCGGTGCCGCCGCCCTCCTGGGCGTAGGTGACAGACGTGGCCGTGTTGCCAGATGCCACCGCGACCGGGGGACGCGGCAACTCGATTTCCCAGGGGAATGTGTCGAGCGTCATGGCGTACTGGGTGTGGATGAACGTGCGGTCGGTGTAGACCTCACACCACTCACGCGCCGCGGAAATAAGGCCGGCGATGTAGGTGTCGTCGGTTTCGCTGTCCACGCGCAGGTGCAGCTTCGCGTCGGCAACACTCACCGGCTCGACCTCCGGTCCGCTCGTGCGTGTAAGGCTGCGGTACTTCATCGGCCTTTTCTCCTGCGTGGAGTGCGGTCGGCACGCTCGACAGCTGGCTCGAGCGAGGCAGTCTCGATTTGCGGCATGGCGGCAGGCACCGGGACTGCCCGCCCCATGCGGATCCACACGTCGGCCACGCCCCCGCCAATGGTGACGATCTGGCCTTTGACGTAGCGTCCGAAGCCTCGCGTGATCTTGACTGCCTGCGGCATCAGCCTGCCCTCCAGATGCTCTCAGGCTTCTTGCCTTGGGCGTTGAACTCGGTGGCGTACTGATAGACGGGGTTGGCGAGCTCACGGCCAGGCCAAGTGATCACGTACTCGCCGTGGCCGATCACGACACGCGGGGTGACGAAGCACCGGTTCCCGCTCTTCTTCCACTGCTTCCAGAACCAGATGTCGGGATCGACGCGACCTTCGTTCCACCCTCCCTGAGGGTCCGGCTGAGACCAGAACCAAGGCTTGATCGCACGACGCAGCGCCCTCGTGCTGATGATTGTGCAGCCGAAATGCGCGGCATCCACCTCCTGGACCGGCTCCGCAAACCACTCCCTCGGCACGTGGTTGGTGCCGTCCGCCGGAGGATCATCGAGCGTCCCCAGCATGGTGAACATCGGGCGTCCGTCTTCTCGCTTAGTCTGGATCGGCGCGAGCGCGTCGCACCCGAATGTCAGCGCCAGCGAGAAAAGGTGCTCGATGTCCTCCTTGAGAATGAAACTGTCGTAGTCCAGCGTCAGGATGTACTCGTTGGAGTCCATCACTCCTTCGAAGATGCGGCTATTCACCTGATCCCAGAAGGCACCGGTGCCCATCGTCGGCTCGATGCCGAGAGGCATCAAAGCCTTCCACCAGCCGAAGTGGTTGGACGTGAACGACAGCCGCGGCATGGACAGCACGGCGTGCACACGGATCTCCACCGTGGTGTCGCCGACCTTGATCAGCATCGTGCCTCCCGGAAACGCGAAACGGGCGACGGGGGCCACCCGCCGCCCGCTTGGGCGTTGAGATTGTCGGACGCGTCAAGCCGTCAGCCGGCCACCGCGACCGAGGCACCCTTCTCGCTGGCCGTGTCCGGGCCGTCCTCAGGCTTCCCGAGGCGGGCGACCGAGTAGACCGAGCCGGTCGCTTGGCCGGTGGCCACGACCTTCAGGTAGCGCTTCTTGCCACGCAGATCGACGTCGAACCGCACGACGGTGTCGCTCGAGGTGTTCGCAGGGGTCGGGATCGTGAAGCTCGTGCCACCGACGAACCCAGACACGTCGCTGTAGCTCGAGGTGCTGTCGCCGTGCTGGAGCTTGCACACCAGCGCGACGGCCGAGTTGGTGCCGGCGGCGGCCACCTTTTCGAACGCCACGTCGATGGACGCGTGCTTGAAGCCGAGGGTGTCGATCTCGTGCGAGTGCGTGGCAGAAGACGTGATGTCGTCCGACAGGCTCGCCAGCGTCTTCGTGTTCTCGAGGCGGTTCATGGGACGGTCTCCAGGGCCAGGTCAGGATTGAGAGAAGGACGCCGACAGCCGATCAGGAGTTGCCCTTGATCGCCACGATGGGACCGGCGACCGAAGAGTCGCCGACCGAGTGCCAGACCATGGTGCCGCGGGCCACGCCCGTGAAGAGCGTCTGGTCGAACTCGACGTAGCGCTCGGTGCTGACCCGGGTGGCGAACTGCGACCGCAGGCCGAACATGCCCGCGAGATCCGGCCGACCGAAGTAGGCGATGATCTCGTTGGTGAAGTCGGTGTCCGTGGCGTGGGTCTGGTCGGTGATCTCGACCGGGAATCCGGCGAACTGCAGGCCCGTGCCCCCCTCGACGGAGACGCGGCCGCCGGCGGCCATGTCGAGCCGCTGCATCGCCAGGGCGAAGCCGACGCTCGAGATGTACCAGCGGGCACCGTTCAGGGCGTACCGAGGGAGCTTGCCGAGCGCGCCGAGGAAGTCCGCGGCCACCAGCTCCTCCCACGTGTCGCGGCCGGATCCGGTAGTGTGGACCGACGCGGAACCGATCTTGTTCTTGAGTCCGTAGACTCCGCCGTAGGTGCTGGTGCCGTCGCCGGCGACAGCCGCGGCCTCGAGCTTGCCGGAGATCGCCGTGGCGAACTCCTCGGTGATGAAATCGCCGAGGGAGATGGCCGAATCGGCGAGCACCTCGTTGGAGACCTTGGTGCCGACCGTCAGCTTGGACGCGACCAGCTGCACCTGGTTCACCGCCGGGTCGCTCGTGCTGATCTCGGCGTTTTCGCCGGTCCAGTTGGCCGTGACGCCGGAGACCCGCTTCGGGAACAGCACGGCGTCGCTCGCCATGGGCACCTGCTGCATGGAGCTGGCCCACACCGAGTACACGTCCACCAGCCGGATGAGGTTGGCGACCATCACGTCGGGGACGAGCGCACCGCCGGCCGAGTTGGTCGCCTCGCCCATGGTCCGCACCTCGACGCCGTGGTCGGCGCACCACAGGCGTGCGTCGGCGTCGTTGCCGTACTGGGCCTTGAGCCACTGCCCGACGGTGAAGGCGTCCTTCGGATCCTTGTACGCACGCAGCTTGCCGCGGTAGGCGACGGGCTCGATGCGGGCACGCTCGGCCTTGGCCGGCTCGACCGCAGGGGTGCAGCGATCCACGACCGACCGCAGGCTCTTGGCCTTCTCGGCGACCGCGTGCTCGAAGGCGAGCTTCTTGGTCGTCTCGTCCGCACGGCGGGAAAGAGCCTCGAGCTCGAGGTCACGGGCGGCGATGGCGTCGGCGTCCTGGCACTCCATGGCCCGAACGGCGTCCATCCGGTTGGCGATCTCGGCGCCCTCGTCGGTGAGCTGCTTGATGACGTCCATGGTCTGCGTCTCCGGTGCGAGCGGCGGCGTGCCGCGGTGCGATGGACGCAGACTAGGACCGCCCTCCCGGAGCCTTGAAGAAACGGAGGGCCGAATGTGTTGTGCGAACAACGACGCGGCCCCTGGCACCGCACCTAGGGCAGCGCACGTAGCGGAGTTGCTCCGCGCCGCACGCGCGGCTGGAGCGTGTCCGCATCGTCTCGCCGCATTGGCACCGGGGCCGGTCAGCCACGCATCTGGCTCCGAAGACGGAGGGCGGCTGCGATTGCAGCGTAAGGCGCCATGGAACGTGTCGGCACAGGCGTGGGCGACTGACGCGATGCCAGCCACACCTCGTACGAACGCATGGCGACGCTGGCCGTGGAGGCCGGATACGCAGGCACCAGGACCGGCCCAACGTCGTAGAGGCCGGACACCTCGCGGATGTGGCGGATGGCATTGCCCTTTTCGTCGGGCACGAACGCCTCGCCCTTCGCGTCCACGGTGAAGGCGAACGACGAGCCCTTTACGTCGCGCCGCTGGATCAGCTCGAGCACGTCGGCCCTGCTGGCTGGCGGCGTCACCACGTAGCGAAGGCCCTTGTCGTCGCTCGACAGCTCGAGCGTGCCGCTCGAGGTGCGACCGAGGACGATGTCGGAGTTGTGGTTGAACAGCGCCACCACGTCCTGGCGGCCCCGCTCCCGCCCGAGCACCTTGTCGAAGGCTCCCGGCAGGATCATCTCCCGAAAGCCGCCCAGATCGAGCGACAGGCGGTTGTAGACCGCGGCGTACCCAACGATGGCCGCTCGGCCATCGGCGCGGGTCTCGACGACCAGGTCGTCGGCCGCCTCGAACTCGAAGTCACGGCGTTCGATGTCGCTCATGGGATGGCTCCTGTTCTCGTCTTCAGCGTTCATCTGTCGCACCAGTTTCTCGGCCCACGAGCGCCCCGGATCGCCGCCCCATAGGGCCCAAGCAATTCGGCCATTGCTGGGGAAACCGTCTTCGCCTGGGCTCCAGCCCTGACCTTGTTTGTCGATTTCGTGACGGTCGAAATAGGCCTTCATTCGCCGCGCGGTGTCGGGCGAGATCTGCGTACCGTTGCTCAGGTCGCGGGCTCGGGCGATGCCGACCTCGGTGCCGCCGCGGCCGTACTCACGCCGCCACGCCAGCCCGCGCGTGGCTTCGTTGCGCACGCCTTCCGGCGGGGTAAAGTCAAGCGACTCATACACCATCGGCAGGCACCTCTGACTGATCCTCCACGTCGTCCTCCGGCGAGTCCTCGACCTCGATGGCAGGTGCCGGCTCCGCAGGGGGCTGCGGCGGCGGGCCAGCCACGGCGCTCTCGACGGTCTGCATGTTCAGCGGAACCAGTCGCAGCTTTCCCGCGTCTGCCGGCAGCGGAGCCATACCGAGGTACGCCCTGGCTTCGTCGATGTCGTACACGCCCCTGTCGAGCATCGCAGTCACGAACGCAGACTGGGCGGCGGAGTCTCCACGCAGCAGGCCGTTGACGTTGTGCTCGGCGAAGTAGCGGTCGTCATCGGCGATAAGATCCCGGGAGATCGCCGCTTCCCAACGCTTGAGGTGCGGCAGCAGGCAATGCTGAACGAACTCAGTGCCCTGCACCTCGATGTTGCTGTAGGTGCTGCGGGTCAGGTCTTGGATCATGTGCGGCGGAACGCGAAACGCCCTGCAGATCTCGATGACCTGGTACTGCCGCGTTTCCAGGTACTGGGCCGCTTCGTTGCTTCCGCTGAGCTCCTTGGCCTTCACGCCGTTCGGGAGGACAGCCGTGCGGAAAGCCCTGTCGGCGCCGCGGTGCATGCGCTCCCAGGATTCCCGCAGACGTTCGGCCGCTTCGTTTGGGATCGGGTTGTCGCTCTCGAGGACGACGCCAGGTCTGGCGCCGTTTCCGAAGAAAGCGCCGCCGTGTTGCTCGAGTGCCCGCGCGAGAGCGATGGCGTCCCGGCAGACTGTGGTGGGCATCACGCCGTTGATGCCGTCGAGCGAGAGGAACCGAAGGTGGAAGATCTGGTCCTGGCGGTAGACGGTTTCCTTGCCTGTGCCGCCGGGCTCACGGTATCGGTAGCGAAGGGCACCGTTCTCGACACGCTCGACGGTCATGTTGGACGGGTGGAGCGGCTTCATCTCAGCAACCGCACCGACACGCGAAGAGCCGATCACCTCGGCGAACGATTGCCCGTACAGGAGGTAGAGCGCGGTCATCTGCTCGCGGAACTCAAAGGCCGTCTGCCACGAGTTGGGCTGCCGGTGCAGCAGGCGGTAGAGCGGAGAGCTTTCTGCCTTAGCTCGGTCGCCGTTTCCAAGGCGCTCGTACAGGTGCAGCGGCAGACTTGCCACGCTCTCCGAAATCACCCTGACACAAGCCAGGAACGCGGAACACTGAAGCGCCGTCTCAGGCGTCACACGAACGCCCGCCACGGTTCGGTTCTCCGGCACCCAGTCCATGCCGCGCAGGTCGATCATGCGCCATTCTCGGCCAGACGCCACCTCGATCACGTCGCCGCGGAGTGTGTCGCTCATAGCACGAGGATGTCCCAGTTTTTATCGGCGGGCTTGGCAGTCGCCGCCGCGTGGAGGCCCAGCCCCATGACCAGGGCGACAATGCCGTCGATCCGTTCGGTGCTCTTGGCCTTCGATGGCTTGATGTTGCCCATGTGATCCGTCTGCACTGCAACGTTCCCGGCCATCCAGTCCATCACAGGGCTCTGGCACCGGAGGCGTTCCGACAGCACGAGGTTCTCGAGCTGCTTGGCAGGGGATGACATTGAGCCATATCCCTGCCCAAAACCTACGATTTGCAGCCCTTCTCCTTGAAGTTGCGTAGCCAGTTGCGTGGCATTCCAGCGGTCTATGGCGATCTGACGAATGTTGAACTGCTGGGAAAGGGCGACGATGTCTCGCTTGATCACGTCGTAATCGGTCACATTGCCATCTGTCGCACGAATGTGCCCATCCCTAATCCAGCTGATGTAGTCGATCTTGTCCCTGGTTGATCGCTCTGCCGCATTGGCCTGCGGAACCCAGAAGTAAGGGAGCGCGTCGAATGACCCGTCGTACGCTTGGCTGACAAGTACGAATGCCGAGAGGTCGTAGGTGCTGGCAAGGTCGAGGCCGGCATACCACTCCCGCTTGGCCAGGTCGTCACGCAATGGCTGAGAGCACTTGGCCCAGGCGGCCGGCGACAGCCAGCGGACATCGGAGGTGGTCCAGACGTTGAGCCGGTAGCGGAGGAAGCTGTTCAGCTTTGAGGGGCTGGCGTCCGCCTCCCTGGCGTCTGCCGCAAATGACTCCAGCGTGATCGTCTCGCCCAGCGAAGGGTTAGCCATCTTCCACACGCGCTCGTCCTTCCACGAACCGTCTGATCCACACTCGGGCGGAGCAGCGTAGATGCAGCCAAAGAATGCCGGGTCGGTTTCCGGTTTGGCGATGCAGCGTTCGGCGTAGGCGTGCTGCTCCCAGCAGATGCTTTTCCGGTCGTATCCTGCCGTCGTGATAGACAGAAGCAGCGGTTGCCGACGAGCCGCGCCGCCGTATCGGAGCGCGTCCCACAGGCGGCGGTCCCGCTGGGCGTGCAGCTCGTCAAAGAGCAGGGCGTGGATGTTGAGACCCTCGGCGCGGAACGCGTCTGCACTGAGCACGCGATAGAACGAGTTGCTCGCCTTGTGCACGATGGTCTTTCGGCTGTCGATCACCTCGAGGTGTTTGGAGAGGGCAGGGGAGGCACGCACCATCGACGCTGCCTCACGGTAGATGATGCCGGCTTGCTCACGGTCACAGGCCGCACCGTACACCTCGGCGCCCGGCTCGGAGTCGAAGGCCGTCATGTAAAGCGCGATGCCGGCGAGGGTCGTGGACTTGCCCTGCTTCTTGGGCAACTCGATGTACCCGACACGGTGCTGCCGCGTGCCGTCGGGGTTCAGACGCCCGAACAGTTCCCGAAGCACGTGGTGCTGCCAGGGAAGCAGGAGGAACGGCTTGCCCGCGTTCTGTCCCTTGGAGTGCCGCAGGATTTTCTCGAAGAACGCGACGACTCGTTCGTACTTCGCCTGCCCCTCGGGCGTCAGTTCAGGCGCCGTGGAGCTTGAAGAACTCTTCGACTTCGTCGGTCGGCTTCTGCTCTTTGCCACCGATGCGTGCTCTCGAGGAAGGCGTCAGCCCAAACTCGCTCATTAGCGTGGACTGCAGTGCCACTAATCCGCGGTACAACGGGCCGGCTGGGTTTGGTTTCACCCCTCCCAGGTCGGTGTGCATCACCGGCCCGCCGGCGCGCAAGGCCAGGAGGCAGGACTGCGCCGCAGAGAACACTTCACAAAGCGTGGCAAGCGCTTCGCCATCGGACATTGTCAGCGTCCCAAGGCTCTGCAGGATCGGGACAAGCTCTCGCCACTTCTCGACCGCGACAGTGTCGGGGAGCAGGCGCGGTGGCATGTCTGGCACACCGGGCGGGGATGGCAAGTCAGGCCGGATCTTCCGCTTGCCGCGGTTGCCGAGCAGCTTCTTGACTGCCGCTGGCTGAGGCGGTCGGCCGTTGCGAGCCATTGGAAAACCTTGCTGACTTTTGCGGACACGCACACCCCTCTAACGACAGGGGTTTATTAGGGAAACAGTGCTGAAGATTTTCTAGGCCCCCATGCTGGTAGAAATCATGGGTTAGCCACCACTTGCATAGGCAGCCTAGCTTGCCCGTCCCATTGATCGCTCTTGATTGAGTTGCACAGGAAGCAGGCACACCGCACGTTATGCCAATCGTGATCGCCGCCTTTGCTTAATGGAATTGGATGGTGGTCTACGGTTGCTGAGCGTGGATCGTCCACACGAAAGACCTTATGCGTTTTTGCTCCGCATACGTGGCACTTCCATTTGTCACGCACAAACACATCCATTGGCCGAACGTCAGGATTAAAGAATCCTCCGTATGCACGGCATCTCTTACGGTAGCTGCCGTACATCTTCTTGTGCAGTCTTTTAGCTTCTTTCTTGCACTCACTGCATACAGGCCGCCCAAAGGCCGTAGCGTCAGGGACAACGCGACCGCATTTGCACGCCCTTTCGCCACGCCATTGCTTCGTGCACGCGTACGAGCAAAACCTCTTTGACCCTGCGTTGCACTCGCTGCCGCAGTGCTGGCACTTAGGGCCGCTCTTGCGGTTACGTTGCTTTCGTGGGCGAGGCCTTTGCTGTTCCCAGTCATAGGCCCAGTCCACCAAAGAAGCCCATTCGTCCCGCACTCGCCCCTTGAACTGCTGCTCGCCTGCGTTTACGGCGGCGTAAAAACAATCCCGACTGCAGTACGTTGTCTGATGTTTTCTGGTCAACGCGTTCCTGCATCCAGAGAACGCACACTGCCTCTTTGGCTTAGGCCCTCGCGGCATAACGTAGATACCTGCCGATCTCCTTGCAGCCGCTTCATTCCTTCGTCGTCTGTCGTTACTGATCTTGCACTCAGCACTACCGCATAGCACCCGCTTTTTGATTTGACTCAACCCAACTGCCACAAACTCCACGCCGCACTCTTTGCACGACTTGTTCTGAGTCGGCTCAACAAACAAGCCTTTCTTGCGTGCCAGGCATCTCTTGAGCTTGCAGCAATGCGGGCAACTCTTGCAGTCGGCCCCCGCCTCTGTAGTCCAATCGCTTCCGCACTTCTTGCAGGCCATAGACACACCTCCGTGTGCCATCAAACCTGCGTCAGTCGTCAAGATTTCTCGTTCTGCTCTCGCCTTGTTTTCCTGCCATGGCATCGCACGCAGAGGCACTGACCGTTGGCCACGTCGTACCGCTCGCCGCCGCTCGTGATTGGCTTGATGTGATCAGCGTGTGCCTCTCGCCTGTTGCTGCACACACGCCCACACTTCTGGCATTGCCATGCGTCACGCGTCAGCACGGCCAGCCTCCAGGCTTTGTGTGCCTCGTCGCAGTAGCCCCGTTCGTGAGCGTTGGGCCTGTTCTCCTCTCGCGGACGAGGACGCAGCCTCGGAGGACGGAAGGCCGGCATGCGCTCTGGCATGAATACCTCAGCACTCTGAAGCCATTTCGGCATCGACCATGCTGTGCACAAGCTGCACGAATGTCATGGATGGACTCCACCCCAGTGCCTTCTTTGCCTTCGATGCGTCCCCTAGGAGCAGATCCACCTCGGCAGGCCTGTACAGCTGCTCGTCGATGATGACGTGGTCCTTCCAGTCCATGCCAACGTGCTCGAAGGCCGCTGAGACGAACGACCGCACGGTGTGCGTCTCGCCCGTGGCGATGACGTAGTCGTCTGGCTTGTCCTGCTGGAGCATCAGCCACATCGCCTTGACGTAGTCGCCGGCGAAACCCCAGTCACGCCGCGCATCAAGGTTGCCCAGCTTAAGGTGCAGCTGTTTGCCATTGGCAATTCGGGCCACGGCCTTGGCTATCTTGCGGGTGACAAACTCCTCGCCGCGGCGTGGGCTCTCGTGGTTGAACAAAATGCCGCACGACGCGTGAAGTCCGTAAGACTCCCGGTAGTTGACCGTGATCCAGTGGGCGTAGAGCTTCGCACAGCCGTAGGGCGAGCGCGGATGGAATGGCGTGGACTCACGCTGGGGAGTCTCGGCCACCTGACCGAACATCTCCGACGACGAGGCTTGGTAGAAGCGGGCAGCGGGTGCGTGTTCTCGCACCGCGTCGAGCAGCAGGAGCGTGCCCACCCCGGTCGTCGCGGCCGTGTATGCCGGCTGCGCAAAGCTCACGTGAACATGGCTCTGGGCGGCGAGGTTGTAGACCTCGGTCGGGGAAACGGACCGCACGATTCGGGCCAAGCCGGCACCGTCGTTCAGGTCACCGTCGTGCAGCACGACGCCACCCGCAAGATGGTCGATGCGGCCCGTTCCGCTGGTCGATGACCGGCGCACGATGCCATGCACCTCGTACCCCTTCGCCAGAAGCAACTCCGCGAGGTACGAACCATCCTGGCCGGTGATTCCGGTGATGAGTGCTTTCATGCGTACTCCGCCGCCTCGCGGAACGCTGTATCGACGGCCGTCTCGGTGAGCCCGAGCGCCGCAGCCATCGGCACGAGAAGCGGGTGGTCCCGCCGTACAATCGGCCCGTCTCGCCAGTCCACGAGGGCGCGGGCACGCTCCAGCGGGTCGGAGATCGTCGCCGCGATCATGGCCTCGACGCTCTCCGGGGTGATCGCGTGATCGACGAGCCAGCGCCGGAATTGCCAGCGGGTGACAAACACAGGGACGGGCGGCGGGAGGATCACCACGCACCGCGTCTCCGCGTCCCACGACGCATGGCCCTCGCGGATCGCGGCGGCGTCGGCGGGCGACAGCTGGACAGCGTCCAGACCGGCGGGCAGCGGCGACGCCACGACGGAGCCGAGGCTGACGAGCGTGCCCGCAGGGTCAACGACCGCGAACCATGCCGAGTCGCTCATGGGAAAGGAACTCCGATGACGCACGCTTCGACGTACTGCGGGTTGCTGGCGAGGTTGTGTTTGAGCGCGACCCGCGACCCGGCGGGGATGACGGTGCCGAAGATGGGCCACGGTGTATTACCTATAATCGACTGCGGCTGCACGCCGCCGCCGCTGCCCTGGAGCGCATCGACCGACCCGATATCCACCTCCGCACCGGCCGGGCCAATCGCCAGCGTCAGCCGGAACCGGCCGTTGATTCCTGCGTTCGTCGGGGCAGAGGGGATGACAATGAGCGCTTGGTACGGGCGCGTCGTCGATGATGCAATCTCTGTGTATGTCCCGCTTAACCCCGACATCGCCGTCCCGCGAGACGTTGACGACGACGATCCGAGCGTGTCCACAGACGACGGGATCAGCCATGCGTCAGGGTGCGACGCGAGAACGAGATCCGGCGAGAAGTTGCGGCTTGTGCCGTTGGCGGAACGGCCGCGAACCGCCACCCTGGAACCTGCTGGGATTCGCACTGGCACCGGGAAGACGATGTTGGCCGAAAACAAGTTGTTCATGCCGACGGCGAGGTTCGGAACCACGACCGATTCCAAACCAGAGGGTCCCACGCCAACGTCGAACATAAGCGACGAGTCGGCGATGGATGAGCCTGCCGCCAGGCAGAAATACAACAGCGTTGATTCTGCCGAAGTGCTGGCGAAAATCTGCGTCCACGCGCCGGCGGCGTTAGCCGTTGCTGGGACGTTGACGCTGACAAATCCGCGTGGTCCGTCCGTCTGAGTGACGAGACGACCGACTGACGGCAGCGGCAGCGCCAGCGTTTTCACGCCGGAACCGACGGCGGTAGTGAGCCTTGACAGGCGGCGGATGCTCATGTCACCTCCACCCCAAACAGCCCGAACGCCACGTTCGCGCTTCCCGCGTAGACGGTCACGACGTCACTCGCGCTGAGAGCCAGTCCGAGCGTGAGCGTGATCGAATCCGCCCCGGCGAGCGGCACGTCGTAGGCGATGTATTGGGCATTGGTGAGCGCCGCACCTCCGACGCGAACCGCCACTCGGAACGTCGTCGCCGTGGAGGCGAGGTTGGCAATCGTGAGCGTTGAGCAGACGGCTTGCGTCGCCGACGGCACGGTGTAAAGCGTCGTCGCCGTCGCGCTGGACGGGTTGCTCTGGCCGAGCACTTTGTGCGTCTGGGGCATGGTTCACATCCCGCCGAGAAGGAAGGGGTGGAAGATCAGGATGCGGGCAGAGTCGTTGAGATCGGCCTCCGTCACCGCACCGGCCGCGATGGTTGGATTCGGGTAGCTGCCGGTGAGATCGCCACCAGCCGCGCCGGTCGGCGTCCTGGCGTTCGACAACCTGGCATCGTCGCCGGCGCAGACCGTGCCGGCTGTGCTGCCGATGCTCACCGATACGGTGCCGGAGGCCACAGACAGCCCCGCACCAACGATCACGCCTCCGAGCGTGGACGCGGAGGCCGTTGGCAGCGAGTATGCCGCGGGTGTGCCAGTGAGGTCAGAATAAGCCCCTGTGGTGGCGACGGCGGCAAACGTCGGCTTGCCGGTGATGTCTGCCCATGCGACAGCCCCGGCCGTGGTCACGGTCAGCGTGATCGTCGAGCCGGACGCCGACCACGAGCCGCCGACGGCGGCGAGAGTCAGCGCCCCGGCGAGGCCCTGGAGCGTGGTCACTCCGCCGGCCCCGGCAGGGCCTTGCGGACCAACGCCGGACGAGACAGACACCGACACGGTGTTGCCGCTGACACTCACTGAAGGCGGGTTGTTGCCGGACACGTTTACGTCGCTCACGGCTTTACCTCGAGGATGCCGTCGATCAGACGACGTGTCACTGTCCCTGGTGCGACGCGGATAATGCGCAGGCCATAGGACCCGGACCCGTAATCCTGCGTATCAGCCTCTGTCAGCGTGATCGAATGCTGGCCTGCTGTCGCAGACACCACTGAGACGGTTGGCGAATACAGCGTAGCTCCACTGACAAGCGAGTAGACCTCGCTTGTGACCGTGTAGCCGGTCGTGTCGTCTGAGAAATCGAGAGTGGCGACCAGTTCGGTGCCCCGTGGCACGGTGATGTTGAGCGTGCCGCTGGCGAGTGAGTAGTGAGCCATTAGTTCCTCACCTCCTCCCGTGCCTCGAGGATGGCAGTAATTTCCCTCTGCCCAACCACGATTTCCTGCATGGTCGTGGCCTGCTGCCTCTGGGTGTCGCCGATTTCCTCGAGTGTGTGCTGCGTTGCCTCGAGGAAGTCGCCGTGAGCCTTGACCAAAGGCACGACCGCACCCGAATACAGTGCCATGCCTGCCTCGCGGGCCATCAGAAACACGGCTGCAAGAATCAGGATCGGAACCCCGAGCCTTTCCCCAATCTTGAGCGCGACGTCAAGAAAACCTTTCGGCTCGTCATTCGTCGTCATCTGGCAACTCCCGCTGATAGCCGAAGATCAGGCAGTGATTGGCGTAGCTCTTTCTCCACCACTCCCACACGGCACGGACGATCTCGCTGATCAGCGCCGCCAGCAACCATGACGCGATGACGCCGAGCTGTGCGTCCTGCCTCGTCTGCTCCTCGACGCTGCTGGCAATCACCTTTAGGTTTGGTTCACGCTCCCAACGCCGCAGCACCCTACGCGTGACGCGGTCCACGGCAGCACGGCCGACAGCCCAGCGTCGTGCTGACAGCCGTTGCCAGACGTATGCCTCGAGGTCGGCTCGGCTCATGCGATTCTCCGTTCGGCTCGAGGGAGAACACCAAACAACGCCACGCACCACTCCAGCGCCTGCCAAAACCGAACTGCTTGCAGCACTGGATTGATGGCGTCTGTCATGACGCAGTAGTTGCGGTCGAATGGCTGAGCGTGGTGTTTTGCGTGCTGCTCAGGGCTTTGGAGAACGCCGAGAAGTTGCAGGCCTCGGATGGGCCGACTGCACCGCTGGTGACTCCAGCAGTGGACCTCGTTGCCCTGGCTGACGATCAGCGCGACGAGCATCAGCCACCACTGGCCGAAGGCCGCAGCGAACGCGGCGGCCGTGAGCGACGGGGCGATGACCGTCCAGTTGCGTTCTAGGTAGCTGCCCTTGGTGAACGCAGTCTGATTAGAATGATGCTCGATGTTTGGTCGGACAACGTACTTTCCAAGCACAGGCCAATCAGGGTTGCCGTACCTGTCCTCCCACCAGTGGACAGCGCCCGACAGCAGCTCTGCGGCGATCCATGCAGAGGCGAAGTACAGGACGTGGCTCATTTCTTGCCTCCGTCGCAGTCGGGGCAGGGGATCACGGCGATCCCGTCCCCGCTTTTCACCTTGCCAGTGCCGTTGCAGCGGACGCACTTGCCAGGGTTGGGCTTTGGTGGTGCTGGGGCAGGGGATGACTGCAGCCGCACGATCTCTCTCGCCGCTTCGCAGGCGAGCTCAGCGTCAAGCGATGGCTGGCGATCTCCGGCCGCGAAAACCACCGCCAGGACGAACGCGCCGAAAGCAGTGGTCGCCTTCACAGCACACCCCCAGTCCAGTCCGGGAGAGAGCGAGGCTTGAAGCCCTGGAATCCCGCCAGAGCAAACGAGTCTTCGCCTTTGAGCATGGATGTGCACACGTCGGCATCGACCCACCCCCCAGACCGCCGGAACACGGGCGGCAGTGTCTCGTCGTACGTGCCCCGATAGCAGTCGCCCCAGCTGTTGGCCAGATAGAGCTGCGGCTTTGGCTTCCACCTCAGGCCGCAGAAAAGCATCGCGTGTGCCCAGCGTCCACTGGGAGTCAGCACGCCGTCCCGTAGCGTCATGTCGAAGCCGCGCATCGAGCAGACTGCCACCGGGTAGGCGTTCTGGATCGCTGTGGCGGCCTGCACGAAGTCCGTGCAGAGTGTGACCTGGGCGACCTTGTGCTCGGCGGCATAGGGCTCGAGCTTGTCAGGCACGCCGGTGCGTCCCCACTCCCGCTCGATTTCAGCAGATGTCGCGTTATAGACGGTGCCGCCGTAGTCCTGGCCGAAGTGCAGTGTGCCGTACTTCGTCACGGCTTTACCGGCGGCCCCACCATAAGACCCGTCGCCGCCGTAGTTCGGCCCGCCACGAACCTCCACGCGCGAGAAACCGTACACGCTCGCCGGAAATACCTCGCCACCGTAAGCCTCCGGTTCTGCGCGCAGGACCACATCACACGCAGCAAGCACGTCAACGGCCATTGCCCACGCGTACCCGACGCATGATCCGATTGGCTGGTTGAGTCTTTTCCACCGCGGGCTGCACTTGAGCAGGGCATGACCCAGAAACACATCCCTCTGATCGTCCAAGGCTAGGTCCGGCCCGGCCTGCGCCAACGACCTCGCTCCCAGCGAAGCCACGAAGGCCGCCGTGCCGGTCGGGTTCGGTTGGTAACCAAACAGGTGATCGCTCATCAGCCCTTTCCTGCGCCACACCACGCGAGAGCGTTGCAGAGCTCGATGTATCGGCTGCGAATGTCTGTGGTGACTGGCTGCACGTCGGTCCCGAGCACACCGGCGAAGGCTCTCTCAGTGGCCTCACCCAGCCCTGGGTACTTCCCGTGGGCGTTTTCTCCGAGCCGACGCCAGCCGATCCGAAGGGCGATGATGTTGAATGCTCGCAGTGCTCGCGTGTCTGTGAAGACGACCTCGGTGTCGGTGGCGTCTCCGCCAACGACCTTGCCAGCGTTTGACCAGAGTTGGGCCCACACCGCACGGTCCACGGGGTTAGCCCCGAGAAGCGCCTTATGAACGTCGGACACTGCTGCCTGCATGGCTGGGCTCGGAGTCTGGACAACGACAACTGGGATGACTGGCGTGGGGGTCAATGCCGGCAGCTGCGGCACACCAAAGATGGCCACGTAAGCCAGGACGCCAGCGAGGGCGAACTGTGGCCAGCCCTTGAGTGCTTCGCGCGCTTTCGGCGCGTGCTCTCTTGCCCAGGCCACCACGATGGGCGCGGCAGGCGCGCACGCGAGAACCAGCGCCGCCAGTGCCGCACAGCCACGAATCGCATCGTCGGCACTCATGCAGCCCCCGCTTTGCTGAGCGCCCAGCGGATGAACTCTTCACCCTCGCGGGTCTTGGCGATGGCCACGACGCGAGTGACGAGCTCGTTATCGAGCTGGCTCTTGGTCTTGCTCGCCACCCATTCCAGGGCCTCGGCGACGATTACGGATCGCCTGTACGCATCGGGCTCGCTGGTGAAGCGTTGGGCAAAGCCGACAAGCGGCGCCCACTCCTGGAAAAGCCGGATCTGCTCCCAGATCGACAGCCCTGCACCGTATTGGTCGAGCTCTGCATCGGTAGTCATGACGGGGTCTCCTGTGAGACCCAGTTTCCCCCGAGATATCGTGCTCCTTGAACACGGGCCGTCAGTCGTCACCGCCAGTTTGCCGCATCGCGGCGTTAATGGCCGCCATCGACACGATCTTTGGCAGCCTGGGTAGCGTGCCGCCAGATTGGGAGCCACGCCTTGAGTGCTCGACCTCGAGCGTCCACGCCCTGCGCTCAATCTCGGCTGCCGCAGCCACGAGAGGAGCAAGGTCAAGCGAAGCTTCCGACGCTCGCAGTTCCTCCTCGGGGACCGTGCCACGCGGCCCACGCTTTCGCGCTCGGTCGTACCTGAGCGGCAGATCCCAGACCTGCTTGAGGCGTACCAGCTGGTCCTTGGTGATGGTCCACCGCTGGCACAGGGCGGCCATCGGCACACCCGCCTCCCATTCGGCGCGAAACGCCTGCACGCAGATCGTCGCCGTGTTGCCAGCCATCACTCTTTGCCTGGAATTGGGATTCCGTGCAGCCAGTGCATGAGCGTCCGCGATGCTGGATTCAGGTAGACATGCCAGCCTTCTTCGGCCATGGATCGGTGAAAGCCGACGTGCTCGATGTCCCCATCGTGGCTCGCGTATGTCGCATTGAAGAACGCGTCGGCCTTGTACGTGGTCAGGCCACCAAACGCGGACACTACCCGGATCGGAGCGGCACCTGGCGGAGGAAGCCAAAGTGGCTGCCAGGGATCGAAACGTGGCCGGATCCCGTAGAGCCGAAGCGCCCACAAATCGTAGTGGCCCCAGCACAGTACGCCGCCGTCCGTCTTTGCCCGGTAGAGCGATGTGCTGGCCATGGCGCCAGCCAACGGCATTTCTGCGAGCATCGCAACCGAGTGCAGCACGCCGGCGTCACTCCAGCCGCCCCATGCGTCGAGGTCGAGGGCGATGACCGTGTCGGCGTCTCGGAATCGGCTGGCGGCGATGTCTCTATATCGATTCCTGTACTCGGCGTAGCGCTCCACGCGCGCACGCTCAAATAGATGCAGGTGCTCCCGGCCCAAGTCCCGGCAATCAGCGACCACACGGCCAGGGCGACGCGACTGCCACGCGTGCAGCACATCCTTGGTGTCATCGGTTGAATCGTTCTCGACAACCACCGCTGACCAGCTGCGGAACTGTTCCCCGAGGCGCTCGATGCGCTCGATTGTCAGCGGCAGGATATCGCCTATCTGCCGTGCCATGCCGACGAATACGACATCCCGCTGTCGGGCATGGATTTCCCCACGACGCACCGCATCTGCATAATCGTCCGCGAACTCTGGATCGACGGGCAGCACGGAATCTGGCGTGTGCTCCGTCAGGTCGATGGTGACTGACACAGTCATCGGACAACAGCCTCCATCTGCTCGCGGATGAACTGCATGCGAATGCTGTGCGGCATCCCGCATGGGTGGTAGACGAAGTCACCAGGCCTCCACAGGCACCTGTCGCCGTGGTGGCACGAGTTGAACGTTCTGGCCTGATGGACAGTCACCCTGCCCTCGAGGGGCCATCTCGCTAGGCGTTCAGCCACCCACTGCTGCCAGATCCAGGTTAGCCGCCTCCATTCAGACTCCTTTGCGGAAAGCGCGAGGAGCACGGTCTGGCTTTCCTTGCCGCTGGTCCAGACCACGCTGCCGCAGTTGATTGGGCATGACGGGTGAAGGCCTTCCTCACAAACGTTCATGCCCGGCCGGAATGAGATGTCGTCGAGACGCGTCTGCATGTTCGTAACGACCGCATCAGAGTCCAGGCACCAGACCAGATCAAAATGGTCGAGCAGCAGGTCGTGCACGAACAGGAAGTCCGCCACCGCCTGGTCGTAAGGCAAGTGCCGAGCGATGTAGGTGGCACCGTGCCTGTGGCACCACTCTGCGTGGTTGGGCGTCGTGAGCGACTGCCACGGCGTGTCAGCAGAGACGCTCGTGACCATTGCGACTTTCATTCGATGACTACCTCCGTGTAGGCCAGGTCGCCGTATGCCTTGTGCACCACAAGCGTGGTCACAAGAGAGTCGTCGAAGAACTCCGCGAGTGCATCAAGCACGGCCTTGGCGAGGTTGTCACAGTCCGGCCTAGGGCATCTAGGGGCGGACGCTTTGACACCTTTGGAAGTCATGTGCGATTTAGGCCGTCGGAAGACGCATGACACCGTCACACGAATGGGATCGGCCAAAGCGGTCATTCCAGCCACCCTGGCAGCAATCGCAACCGCTTGCCGGTATGCGTGCACGGGGTGCCTGGCGGGTACGTAGGCCCTGGCAAATCCACCGCGCGTAGACACTCGTGGCCGCGGCTGCGGCGTCGGATCCCCAGGCACCTGGAACCTGATCACGCGCGCACCTCGGTCCACTCGCCAAACGCGTTGCGTTCGAAAAAACGCACGTCGTCCCAGCCGACTGAATAGGCGAGCTCGACGCATTCGGGGGCGAACACCGCCACCGGTTGACGTATGTCAAGCCGGCCAGTCGCTTTCAGCATCAGGGTGCCGATCCTGGCCAGACCATGGCGACGGTATGAGCCGTCGGTGTAGCACTCCACAGTCTGCATGCCATTCCACACGTGGCTGGCTACCCAGGCCACAGGTAAGGCATCGTCCCCGTCGTAGGTCACAGCGACAGGCGTGCGGCTGCGATGGCGGCGAAACTCTCGCTGCATCTCGGAGCCTGACCGGCACAGATACCGCGCACAGTGCTCCGCTAGGTCGGAGTCGAGCTCGTTGAGCTGCAGTACTTCGGTGATCATTCCGGCATCCTGCCGGAACGGTCAAGCGATGAGGCCGCGCCGCTTCTCCTCGAGGTGGTCAGCGCGGATCCTTGCTGCCCGCATCGCAATTTGCGACGGCGTGGGATCGCCAGCATCGGGACCATCGCCCAGGTCGCGGCAGTGATTGTCCGCGGGCGAAATCTGAATGGGTGGAGCTGTGCCGCGCGGCCTCCTTTGGCCGCACTGACGCGGTCCCAGGCCAAAGCGCTTCGCCCACTGCATCACACACCCGTCACTAACGCCGTACTTCTTAGCCATCGCGACGACCGTGACCGTGTGATCCAACCACATAGCCTCTAGGCACTCTCTGGTCGGCATTGGCTTCTTGGGCCGCCCCATCACTTCCCCACCTCTTTCACCTTCACGCCAGCGGCGGCGAGGGCTTTGCGTACATGGGCGGCATCAAACGCCGCAACGCGATCACCGTAGCTGTCAAAGTAATTAAACACCTCCGTGAGCTTCACCCTCGGCGGCGTCGAGCGGGCGAGGAGGGCTCGCAAGAAGTCTTCCTCCCTCCCGGCTTCTCTGGCTGCGTCCAGGTCGCCGTTGACGTACTGGCGGTTGGACAACTGACGGAGACTGGTGGCGGCAAACGCCACCGCTTCCCGCTCCTCCTCCGTCAGCCACCCGCGCGGCGGCTGCGGGGCGGCGTAGAGGGGCGTGAC